AGGAGTATAGCCATAAGTAAGCCTACTTTCATAAATAGTAACAGACTTAGGATAACCTCTTTTTGCGCTCCACGCTCCCTCTGACCAGGTTGTAGTGGCAACGGGGGAAGCCTCTAAACGAGAACCGTATAAAACATCTCCTGTCGCGTGCGTAGAATCTGCAACTGCGGTGATCTTGACATATATATCCTGTAATGACCATTTACCTGCCGCTAAGTCTACGGCGAAAGAAGAACCAGATGTGTGGTTAGAAACGCAGAAATATATCTCATCATTAAAAGTTACATAGTTTGCAGTCGTATAACCCGTGCTTTCTGCCCAATCCGCGGCACTTACTGACTTGGCAGAATTTATCTTCCAAATTGAACCAATGTGTAATGAAGGCGTAGAAGTATCAAATAAAGCCGCAGAAGCAAGCAAAGTAACCGAGGGATGTGTATTGTCCGCAAGGGTAAGCGTGGTAGTAGTTATATTTGAAGGCATTAAGCCAGGTTTAGCCGGAGAAGTTGAATAGTCAATATCCGCAATCGTCCAGGCTGTGTGTCCTGTCCGGGTCAATTCTGCCTGCGGATAAGAAGGATGAGTGATATATAAGACATCTTCTTTTTGGGCGAATTGTAAATCCCAAATATCAGCAGTCAAGTAATCTGTGGCTAGTGTATAAACTCTTGACGCTGTTCCATCCGAACTCCAAGCGGTGTAAGTTGTAGAGTCTATGTAATTACCGTCAATATCTTTAATCTTAAAACTTCCGGCGGCTCTGTCAGATACGATAAACCTTCTGCCATTCAATTCCGTCATTCCTACAATACCAGTTAAATAAACCTCATCTCCGTCGGTATATGAATTGGCGGCGGTTACGACACATTCAGCGGCTTGGCTGATGCCCGTTATGTCTATTCCGGTCTCGAGTATCGCCCCGCCGTTTTTATAAAATCTGATATACTGATTTCCAAACTCTAGAATATATGCTTGTGTATCAGAGAAAACAAATCTTTTTAGCCTTGTAGGTAAAGACGAATTTTTGACCTCTGCGACAAAGTAAGTCCCTGGAGTCTTTTTAACCCCGCCATAAAACTCAATAACCATATTGAGGATTTCATTAGCCGACTGGTAATATTGGGTAATATCACTCCTTCCCGCTAAACGGGGAGAAAGTTCTCCGACGGTGAAAGAATTTAAAATCGTGTCTATTTTAATTTGACACCCCCATTATAATCTCGCATTGAGCCAAGTATCGTTCTGCCCTTCATCAGGAGTTACTTCCATAGCGTTAATATTTTTAGCGATTGAATATTTACTGGAAAATTCAGACCACTTAACAGTTACCATTTTTTCGTTACGGGTGATTGAATAACATAACTCTGCCGCTAACTTCGCTACAAAAGCCTCAACAAAAGCGTCATCATATTGCGTAGGGTCATCTAAATAATAACCGTATTCAATACTTACCGCATCAGCGTTGCTGTATAGCCTGCGCCCTTTTATCTTATGAGAGTAATCAGGCTCTACGGAAGTCTTGTTTAATCTTATGAAATCCGAAGGTAGTTGATAGATATAAGTAAAATCTTCCAAGACTGGCTCATCGGTTAACTGCGATAAGACGGCTTCTTTTTTATTAAAACTCCAAGGATGCGCTCGCAACATTGACCTTAAATGAATATCATAAACAGCCAATATCTTACGGGCATTCTCGTTATCCTCTGTTAAGGAAGCTATACCCGTATCGCCTAAACTTCTTAATGCCCCAGAAACTATCTCTACTTTAGAAGCCAATCTATTACCCTACCTTTCTTAAGAAGTAAAAGGGGGCTATTCGCCCCCGATTACTTTTAGTCTGACGCTTGAGTTACAATTCTTTCCCAATCACTATCGTTGCCTGCGTTTAAAACCTTGATATACATATTAGGTTTAGTAGTCGCTACACTCGCTAAGGCGATAAATATAGAACCCTGCGGAGCAGTATCACCTACTAACGCCCTGACTGCGGCTCTGGTAACGGCTGTGCCTGAATATATTTTAGCACCACTGCTCAAGACAACATCAGAACCGGTAGCGTTGACATTTGCGTTGCTTATATCAATAACATCGGTGAAATAAGCAGGTGTTCCAGCTTCAGATTCAAAACGCAAACCTGTTATCCCGGTTCCAGAAGTGTTACCATTACGCAAACGACAGATAGCTTCAGTCGTAGGAACGCCAGCCGACTGCCTGAACGCCCTGACATCTAATGGAATGTGCAAATCAGTTACAGTTCCATTGAGAGTTGATTCAACACGAAGTGATTTAACAGAACCAGTAGTCCCACCTGAATCAGTCTGTGCTGAAAATAAACCACCGTCAAGGTTTGTTATGGTCCCAGTCGCGCCATTTCTTGCCTTAGATTCCAAACCTTTAAGCGTATTACCGGCGGTATTGACAGCCTCATTCTTTACAGCAATTTTTATACCCTGGTCTTCAAGGTCTCCAACAGTAGTAGCGGAAGTAGATTCTCTCACCAAGTTAATATATAACCCGTGAGTTTTTCCACTTGTTCCCGTTCCGGTCAAATATCCCTGGATAATGCTGTAATATTCATATCCAGTTATGGCCGATCTTGAACCATTCAGAATATCTTTACCCGTTCCAGTCCTTAGGCCAGTGTTGGTAAGGGTAGTGAATGAACCAGCCGCAGGTGTAGAACCTCCGATAACTGAACTATCAATGACAGCTCCGGTTATCGTTCCGCCAGAACCTACTGTGATTACGGCTGTGCTTCCATTGAAGGAAACATTTGTCCCCGATGAAAAATCAATATCGGTGGCAGAACCCAACATTGTCCCTGCCGATTTCAAGCCTACCGAAGCAAATGCCTGTGTTGAAACAAGCATAAGCATAAGTAGCATACTAAATATCTTTTTCATATCATTCTCCTATTTGATAGAGGGCAGGATTTCTCCCACCCTCTATTGTTTGTTTAGCCTTTGGCAACGTAAGCAATACCCACAATAACCTTTACAGCGGCAGCAGCACCACCACCTAAAGTTAAAGTAGGAATTTGTTTAGTCGCAGCGTCAATTTCATAGCCTAGCGTCCCAGCTACGCCATCATCGGTCATATTCTTTTTGTCAGCAGCAGCACCGCAATCAGTAGCAGCCATTAAACCATCAGCAGCGGCAGAGTTACCAAAAGAAAGTGTCCTGTTGTTGGCTAAATCACCGTGGTCAATTACCCAATCAACAATCCTTGCGCCAAGCGGTAACTTTAACCCGCCCAACTCAATGATGTCAGTTGCGACCTCGGAAGTGGTAAAAGTGTATTCATCAAATAACCACTTAATTTTACCACCCTGCAACTCAGGGTCAATCGTGTTGACTACCCCGGTGTTTTGAAGCGTTTTGTTTACTCCGTAAAATGTAACAGCCATTTTTTTAATCCTCCGTTAGTTTAGTTTAACTTATTCTGCACAAGCTACCGACACGACCTTCTTTTCCTCCAGACGAGTAGCTCCATAAGACTGACCGGCGTATATCTGCGCTGAAAAGTGAATACCAGGCATAATATCAATAGACGCTTTTAAGTCAATCCAAGAACCGAGAACCATACCCGACTTGTGATAAGCCGCGCAATATCTCGTAGTCGTAACAGCAGGTAATCTTTCAGTCTGAATGAATTTAAAACCACAAATCGTTCCAGGCTGTCCGCTTACCAACGCTTGAACTTGAGCATAATCAGAAGAAGTAACTTCGGTAATCGCTAACAAATCTTCTACCTGTTCGGCAGAGATAGCGAAATACCTATTGTCAGCTTCGACTTCGTTCTCATCGAGAACTTTCTTTGCGCTGCGGATTTTGGTTAAATTCAAACCTGCGCCACCGGCTGCGATTAACTGGTCGCCAGCTAAATCGTAATCAGTAGTTCCGGTCTTTCCACCTTTGGCGGTAGCAAAGAAAGCGTTACAAACTACCTCATCCTTTGCCCTTGCTAAAGCGGCGGCGTTATTCCTGACAATCTCACTTGTCGGGTCTTTCGCCATTAAGACCTTGTCCATATTGTCAACCAACGGAGCTTTATAGAAATACCGAGGAAAAATCGCCCTGCGAGCATAATCAGGGTCAGTATTCCTTACAGGCTCATTTCTTGCTAACTTCTCATCCGCATCTTCGGACGCTAACTGGTCTTGGAAAGAAACTTCCCCGGAACAATTAGGCTTCTGCGCTACTGTCGGAGCGACCTTTAAGGTCATCTGCTGAGTAAGCAGAAGAATATTATCGCTATACTGTTGCACTAATGCTGTATCTACGGCCATTTGAATCCTCCTGTTTAATGAAACTAAGTTTAACCTATTCTTCCTTTAGCTTTAGGTTATCCTTAACGGGCCGCCAGCTTTAATGCCTTCCGGGTCTCTTGCGAGATTGTCCGATTACTTTACTCTTACTCACAGGGCTTGCGCTTGACTGTTTGTAAGTTACTTCAACGACACACGAGTAAGCTCATCAATCTTGTCCACAAAATACTTATGCTGTGGGTCATTCTCGTCCATTAACTCTTTTATGTGTTCCGACCTAATCTGTGCTATCTGTGCCTTTGCTTCTGCCGGAGAAAGTGAAATACCGGACATATTAACCTTAACTAAACTTTCTTCGCTTAAACTTCCACCGATATTAGACAACAACTCTATAATTTCAGGGTTATTGCCGTATTTATTGATTATCTCCGCAGTCTTGGATTTATCTGAGAAGGTAGCCAAAACATTATTAGCTAATTTAGCCTTCTGGTCATAAGCAGAACCCCATTTAGTCCGTAAGTTAAGGGTAGACTCGTTAAAATCCCTTTCTTTAGCCTCTTTCTCTGCCTTAATGCCACGTTCTAACATCAAGCCAAGCTCATCCATTACCAAAGCGTATTGATGTGGCAGAAAGCCTGCCTTGTGCAATTTAGCGTTAAAATCAGCTTGAAGGTTAGGGTCAATCTTAATTCCTTCGGGTAACTTAAAATTAGTTGAAGTCTTATATTCTTTCGGATCTTTCGGTCTGCCTAACTGTGTCATTACCCTTTCAAAATCAGCTTGGTCGTAATTGCCGTCCTTGTCTTTCTTCGGCATAGCAATCTTTTCGTGTCCTACTAACTTCTCTAATTCCTTATAACCTTTAATCGGGTCAACCGGAGTCTTCCAACCCTTAATTCCGACTAAAGCCTTTTCTTCTTCTCCTAATGTAGAAGTCCAATCGGCTGTTTGAGCCTTTGGTTTATATCCTGAAAGAAACTCATCAAATGATTTAAACCCGGCTACATCCTCGGTTGTCGCACCAGAGTTAGTAATAAAACTCGTAACCGCTGGTCTTTGTTCTTCTGCTACTGAATCAATAAACGGGATTACTACTTCGCCTCTGTTTCCTAAATCCACTAGAAACTTTAGGGCTTTACTTATCCACTTGGGGGTAAAGTTATCCATCTTGTTACACTCCTTTTGTTAGCTCTTCCAAGATTTCCGTCAAATCTTTTTCGAGCAGATTTGTAATATATTTATAGATACTCCGACGTCCTTCATTCATTCCCCATTCACCTATCTTATCTTCACCTGGATAGGTAGTTCTTTTATCAAAACACCTTTTCTCTAAATCCTTCAAGACTGCTTCTCCATCAGGATTACCAAAGACACGCTTATAGAGTTGAATATTCTCGGTAAGCTGTTTTTCTATTTCTCGCTCTTGTTTCTTATTATTAAAAAACATTATTTAACTCCTGCCATTTGTGATTCAGCGATATTCTTGTCAGCTTCCGCACCAACTTTTGTCGCTTCCGCACCTTGTTGAATTAAAGCTAATTGCTGTTGCTGTTGCTGTTGTTCAGC